TGCTGCTGCTTAAGGAGTTTAATAATGGCTATTTCACGCGCACAATTACTGAAAGAGTTGCTTCCGGGTCTTAATGCTCTTTTCGGTTTAGAATATGCTCGTTACGGTGAAGAACATAAAGAAATTTATGAAACTGAATCATCAGAACGTTCATTTGAAGAAGAAACAAAACTGTCTGGTTTCTCAGCAGCACCTGTCAAAAACGAAGGCTCAGCCATTAGTTATGACAATGCTCAAGAAGCTTGGACTGCTCGCTACAACCACGAAACTATTGCTTTAGGTTTTTCTTTAACTGAAGAAGCTATTGAAGATAACTTGTATGACTCTTTGTCTGCTCGTTATACTAAAGGTTTGGCTCGTGCTATGTCTTACACCAAACAAGTTAAAGGTGCTGCTGTTTTAAACAATGGTTTCTCTGCAGCTTATGTTGGTGGTGACGGCGTTGCGTTGTTCTCATCTGCTCACCCTTTAGTTAATGGCGCTACTAACAGTAACGTTCCTTCTACTCCTGCTGATTTAAACGAAACTTCTTTAGAAGCGGCTGTTATCCAAATCGCTGCATGGACTGATGAGCGTGGCTTGTTGATTGCTGCTAAACCTAAAAAGTTGATTGTTCCACCTGCATTGCAATTCGTTGCAACTCGTTTGTTGGAAACTGAACAACGTGTAGGAACTGCTGACAATGACTTAAACGCATTGAAAAACAACGGTTCTATTCCACAAGGTTATGCTATTAACCATTTCTTGACTGACTCTAACGGTTGGTTCTTAACTACTGATGTGCCTAATGGTATGAAGCATTTTGTTCGTGCTCCTATCACTAATGACATGTCAGGGGACTTTGATACGGGCAACGTAAGATACCGTTCAAGAGAACGTTACAGTTTCGGTTGGTCGGATCCACTTTCTATGTATGGTTCTACTGGCGCTTAGTCAATAAAATCAACTACTTAGAGTAAAATTAAGGCTCACTTCGGTGGGCCTTTTTTATGTTTGCTATTTTTAAAGGGGAACTTGTTAGTGGGTTACATGTGCCTTGGAATCTAGCAGTTATAACTAGTAAAGCAAATAGCAAAAAATCAAATAAAATAAACTTGCACGAATAATAAATCCGTAGTATAAGTACCCTAATACCGGGAATATCCGGCTTAGTAGACTGCCCCGGCAGACGCATAGAAGACTACTGAGCTTATACTTTCTATGAAGGAAATTGCTATGTCACGTTCTACATTTTCAGGTCCAGTCAAATCAGGTACTATTAAGTACAACCAATACAAAAACACTGGTACTACTGTTCTAAAACAAATTCAAGCTGTTCCCTTTAACACTACTTTAACTTCAACTGTTACTAACTACTTACCTGCTGGTTGTCAGTTACTTAACATCATTGTTGATGTCTTAGTTGTTTTTGACTCACTTACTAGCGCTACTTTATCCATAGGTAAAACTGCTGGCGGTACTGAATATGCAGCGAACGTTAATGCTAAAACTTTAGCTAGACAAACTCCTAGTTTTTCAGCTGCACAGCTTCTTGCTATGCAATCTACTACTTTAGACGTATCTAGTGCTATTACTGGTGAGTCAGCTTGTTCTGCTATTGTTACTACTATTACTTCTGTAGGTCAACCTACTGCTGGTTCTGTTGTTGTAACTTTAACTTACGCACAGCCTGACGATCGTTCAACTTTTGACGCTCAATAATTAGGAGTAAGTCATGAGAGCAGTCGTATATCAAGTAACGGGGGTAGGGGCATCTAATGTATGCCCGCTCAACCAGTATGTTACGCCTTTTAATGTTGCCTTAAGTGTTCTTGTAACAGGTACGGTAACGTATACAGTGGAGTATACGTTTGATGATGTGTTCGCGCCTACATATGTAGCATCTTCAGGTAACTGGACAGCTCACCCTAGTTTAACTACCCAGACTACCAATAAAGATTCTAACATTGCATACCCTGTTACTGGAGTACGTTTGAATGTTACTATTGGACCGGGAACAGCTAAATTGACTATAATCCAAGCTGGTAAGGCAGGTAATTAATGATTTCAACTAATATAGATGGGTCATCAGGTGGATCAAATCAGATGTTTGATTTGCTGTCATTGTTGTCAAACCCTGATAGTTATAAAACAAGGTTAGAGGCTCTACAAAAAGCCATTGCAGAAAACGGGAAACTGATAGCTTTAGCTGGTCCAGCGCAGGAGATTATAGCTATACGTGATAATCTTTTACTGGATAGAGAAGATATGAAAGTTACCTTAAGTGATGCTAAAACACAAGCGGCACTTATGAAAAAGACAGCTGCAGATAATGCTGAAGCGGTGGTAGCTGAAGCTAATGAAGCTTCTGCTAATATAATTGCTGAAGCTAAAGCAATAAAAGCAACTGCTGTTGCTGAAGCTGCTGAGACTAACCAAGTTTTAAAAGCAGCTAAGTCTACTCAGGCCAATGCTGATAGTTTAAAACTAGCAGGTGAAGCTAGACTAGTAGAGTTAAATAAAGAACTTAGTGGAGCAGAGAAAACTAGACTAGAGGTGGAAGATTTAAAAGCGTCCATTCTTAGTAAACACCAAGACTTTATTGCGAGTTTGTAGTATATGTCTGTTGCCCCTCATTCAGGGATAGTTGATTTTGGGGTGTTCACAGCTCCAACTGTTTCTGCCGATGGTATTCAAGGAGAAGCTCCTGCTCCTCTAATAGCTGAAATAGGTTATGTATTATCTACTAGTGGATGGGTTCCCGGCGGGGGCGGGGGCGGTGGTAGTGGTACAGTTACCAGTGTATCGGTTGTTAGTGCGAATGGTTTAGCAGGGGCCGTATCTAGTCCAACAGTATCCCCTGCAATAACACTTTCTACAACAATCTCTGGTATATTAAAAGGCAACGGTACTGCGATATCTACAGCCACTGCTGGCGATTTCCCTACGCTTAACCAAAGCACTACAGGTAATGCTTTAACAGCTACTACAGCTGTTAACGTCCCTTATTCAGGCCTTACTGGCACGGTGCCTACATGGAACCAAAATACTACAGGTAATGCGGGTACAGCCACTAATGTACCGTATACTGGGCTTACAGGTACTGCCCCTACATGGAACCAAAACACTACAGGCAATGCCGCTACAGCTACTAATGTTGCCTACTCAGGTCTCACAGGTACTGTTCCAACATGGAATCAAAACACTAGTGGTAATGCAGCTACTGTAACTAATGGCATCTACTCTAATGGTTCCTACTCAAACCCAACATGGCTACCTTCTGTAGCATTGACAACTGGAACTATATCCACAGCACCAACAGCTAGTACTGATATAGTTAACAAATCTTACGCGGATAGTATTGCATCTGGGGTTAATTTCCATGCTGCCTGTAACTATGCCACAACGGTTGCTTTAGCTACTAATACATATAGCAATGGAGCTTCAGGAGTTGGTGCTACTCTTACAGGTATTGTTAATGGCGCTGTATCTATAGATTCATCTACGCCATCTGCTACACAACGGGTACTAATTAAAAACGAAGTAACCCAAGCTAATAATGGCGTTTATATTGTTACACAAGTAGGAACTGGCTTATTGCCTTATATTCTTACAAGAGCTACCGATTATGATACCAGCGGATCAGGTACTAATGAAGTAGATCAGGGTGATATGCTGCTGGTTACAGCTGGCCCTACTAATGCTAATACTTCATGGGTACAACAAACTCCACTACCTATTACAATAGGCTCAACAGCTATAGTATTTATACAATTTGCAGCCATACAAACATACACTGCAGGTACTGGCTTAACCTTAGCTACTAATCAATTTTCGATTACTAATACAGGTACTTCTGGAACCTATGGTTCAGCATCATTAATTCCTATTATTGTTACTAATGGTCAAGGCCAAGTAACAGGCGTTACTACAGCTGCAAACCCACAAGGCACTGTTACGAGTGTTGGTGGAACAGGGACTGTATCAGGATTATCTCTGAGCGGTACTGTTACATCTACTGGAAACTTAACATTGGGTGGAACTTTAGCAGTTGCTGTTAGTGCCCTTAATAGTGGTACTGGGGCATCTATTACTACATTCTGGCGTGGTGATGGCACATGGGCTGTACCTGCTGGCGGTGGTGGCGGTAGTGGTACAGTAACTTCTGTAGCAGCTTTAACACTTGGAACTACAGGGGTTGATCTATCATCATCAGTCGCCAATAGTTCTACAACACCTGTAATTACGCTAAATGTGCCAACAGCATCTGCTACTAATAGAGGAGCGTTAAGTGCTACTGACTGGTCTACATTTAATGGTAAACAACCTGCTGGAACTTATGCTACAGGAACAGGTAGTGCTTCAGGAGTTAATACAGGCGACCAAACAACAATATCTGGTAATGCCGGAACAGCAACAAGTATAGCTGGCCAAACTACAAATGGTGTTCTATATCAAAGTGGTTCTGGTGTTACTACAAGTACGGCAATATCTTCAGCAGCTGGACAAATGCTGGCTACAGTTGCATCTGGTGGCAATCCAACTTTTATAACTCCTACATTACTAAACTTGCCGGGGGATTGGACTAAAAAAGCTGTTGATTGTGCAACCACTGCGGCACTAACTCTTAACACTGCCCAAGTAACTATTGATGGTATAACCTTATCTGCTGCAACTAGAGTGCTAGTTAAAAACCAAGCGGCTCCAGCGCAGAACGGTATTTATACTGGAATGACTACCACTACTTGGGTCAGAGGTATTGATGCGTCCACAGCAGTAAACATTGCAGGGGCTACTGTTTCTGTAGCTGCTGGTACAATAAATTTTGGGCAACTATGGGTGACTAATTTTATACCCACTGCTACACTAGGCACTACTGCAATGAATTGGTATAGGGTTTTAGATACTAGTTCTCAACCTCTATATACTGTACAATCAATCCCTGCTACAACAACAGGTACTGTGACTCTAACCATTGCTAACATGATAACTCAGGCTATACAAGCTACCCCAGCAGCAGCTGCCATCTATACGCTTCCAACAGGTACTTTAATAGATACCACTATTGGGTCTTACGTGAGTGTAGGTATGGGGTTTGAATGGTCTATACTAAACCAAGCCGCATTTGTTATCACCCTTGCGGTTGCTACAGGGCATACATTTGTAGGTACTTTAAACGTAGCGGCTGGGGCGACTACCACTCCTTTGATTGCCAGATTCAGAACTCGTAAAACAGCGGCTAACACCTATGTTACTTACAGAATAGGGTAGATAAGTCTATGTATTCTTTACAACAATAATAATATATATTAATATGGAACATCAAAGAGCGGATGACCCAGCTATGCAAACAGTAAGAGAGCTTGCTACACATAGTGCAGATATAAGGCACCTTCAGACTGACATGGACAAAATGACTAAAGACATGGAAGAAATAAAGGACGCTATTAGAGAAATAAGTAAGACTTTATCTGAAGCTAAAGGTGGATGGAAGTTATTATTAGTAGTCGGCGGTATTGGCGCATCTGTAGCTACATTTGTTACTTGGGTTATTGATATGGTTAAACACTAATGACTACTAAAAAAGCTCCAGTATTGTCAGTTGGTAGGGGGGAAAAGTTACCTGTGTCTAAGGGCGCAGGGTTAACAGCTAAGGGTAGAGCTAAGTATAACAATGCTACAGGCTCTAACTTAAAAGCCCCTCAACCAGAAGGCGGTCCAAGAAAGAAATCATTCTGTGCTAGAATGTCAGGTATGCCGGGTCCTATGAAGGATGAAAGCGGTAAGCCTACACGAAAAGCAGCTTCGTTAAAAAGGTGGAAGTGCGGTGCCAAGTAAATCAAAGAAACAACATAACTTTATGGAGATGATTGCTCACTCTCCTAAGATGGCAAAGAAAGCGGGTGTTCCGCAAGCAGTTGGTAAAGAGTTTGCCGCTGCCGACAAAGGTAAATCATTTAAAGTAGGTGGTAAAATGGCTAAGAAAGTTGATCTAAAGAAAATGTTTAAAGGTAAAGAGTCTGTAGGCGAAGAGCTTAAAGAAGCTAAGGCTATTAAATCTGGTAAGATCACCCCTATGCAATACGCTAAAGGTGAAAAGTCTGAACCTGCTAAAAAGATGAAAGCTGGTGGATCATGTATGAAAAAAGGCGGCTTTGTAAAAGCTGCTGACGGCGTTGCAACTAAAGGTAAAACTAAAGGTAGGTTCGTCT